ATCTTTACCACCAAAGGCCATGCTCCTGATGATGTGGGTAGTTGACCTAGTGTTTGCAGGATGCCGTTTACTTCTTCGACAGAAAGTTCAAGTTTGATGTTCATAAATTATCCGCAGTAGAGAACACAGGGAACGGTGTAAGAACCGTCAGGGTAGGTAGCCGTGGGAACCGTTGATGTGACTTTACCGATTGTCTTGCTACGGATTACATCGTCATCCTGAACCTTGGCACATCCGTCACCGTTGGATTCCAACAGGTCACCAATCTGGACTGTGACACCTGCGGCGATACGCACCACAAACGCACCCAGAGATGAGATAAGCATATCCTGAGCTTCATCCCAAGTTTGGAATACGCCGTAGACTGCCTTGTCTCCGACCACATCCGAAATCTTTACCTTTGGCAGACGCTCGTTGCCGTCATCCACAACAGTCTTGGTAAAACTATCCTCTTCAAATGTAGTCCCAACAGGCAAGTTGCCTAGATAGTCCTCACGGTGCGGGATAGATTCTGTCCATGCGTCCTTGCCTTCGACTGCTTCTACGGCAGGCTCAACGACATTGCCTTTCTCATCTAACACGGCTTCTTTGGCCTCAACCGAAGGGATAGCAGGATGCTCAATTGTTTCCGTCCATGTCACAGACTTCCATTCAGACATTTCACCGATGGATGACATAACCGTTCCACGAGGAATGTCTGGGTTGTAGCCACGGCCTTCCTGAAGTTGTGTCCAGTGACCCCCGCAAAAAGCATTGTAAGAAACGGTGTTTCCGGATACGGAGATGGAGCCTTCTGCAACGGTGTCTTGCTCAAAAGATACAAGCGTACCGTCACTAGACAATCTGTTAATAAGTAACCCTAACTCATTGCTTCTGACCGCCCGAACATAACCTGATGGTCCTAGTGTAATTCCTGCGCCATTTCCTGTGTCAGAAGTTTTACCAACCAAAAAATCACCACCGCTGGTGATACGGGCACGTTCTGTTCCGTTGGTGTATGCAGCAATTATTCCAGATGCACCGCCTCCCGCTAACAAAAGGTCTGCTCCGCTAGACCCAGATACTACACGGGCATTATCTGTATCAGTTGAATTAGCCCCTAAATATACACCACCACCAGAAGTGCTGTTAGAAATTTGCAGGCCACGGCGAGAGCCCCCAAAAGTTGATATAGAGGTTACGCCAATTCCTACATTACCGCTGGAGTCGATACGCATACGCTCTGTGTTTTGTGTAGAAATCAACACAGCCTTCGCTTCAAGGTTGTTGATGTCCAAGTCACCAACGTTTGCTAGTCGAATCCGAACACCATCACCAGATGTTGCTCCGGTTGTTCCTGTGGTAAACCGTAAATCGACTACATCTGCTCCATCAGTCCCAGAGTTATTAAGGTGCAGAATCTTGCCTGCGCCAGTTGGCGAACCCCCAATCCCCACATTACCGCTGGAGTCGATACGCATACGTTCTGTGTATGTTTCTGAACCAACTGCTCCTGTGTGGCTATATATCAGAAGGTTGGAGCCATCTGTTCCAATTGCACCACCGCCAGCGGTTGCATCAGTTTTTGTAAATTGATAATAAGCACCAGAACCGTTTGCAATAAGATTCCTTATAGTGCTTACAGATGGTGCGGTTGTGGTTCCAATTAAGAGTTGACCATTGCTGTTAAATCTTCCTGCCTCTGCACCACCTTCTGTAAAGGCAATAGTGTCAGCAGCAGGGAAGAAGATGCCGGTATTCAGGTCACCGGATGTCGTAAGCCCAGGAGCGGATACGGTACCGTTAGCCACAGCCACCGTGCTGCCAGTCTCTTTGGCAAGCGGCACACCGCCGGCAGTTGAGCCGTCGTGGACGACAACCGTGTCTTTGGTTGTGTCTACCGTTACTTCGCCCTCGGCGCCGGTGAATGACCCGTGCTGAGTTGTTGTGCCGCGTCGTAGTCTAAGTGCTGTCGCCATTATGCAATGCTCCCAAGATCAAGAGTTGCGGCCAGCTTGCCTACTGTTACCGCGTTGTTGTCGATTGTCCACGTCGCCCCAGAAGACGACACCGTAATGTCGCCCTTGTCGCCATCTGATACCCCTCCGGTTGCGGCAATCGTAATACTGCCGGCACCGTTGGTGATGCTGATGTTTGATCCGGCAGTCAGAGTCGCTTTGGTCAGCGTGTTGCCGGTTGAGTTGCCGATTAAGAGCTCGCCGTTTAGGTAGCTCGATTGGCCGGTACCGCCATCGGCAACAGCTAAATCGGTGATGCCAGTAATGGAACCACCAGTAATGCTGACATTGTTAGCCGCCTGGGTTGCAATAGACCCAAGGCCAAGGCTTGTGCGTCCTGTTGATGCGTCTAACCCAGTCGCGCCACCGTCCCATTTCAGGCGGTCTGTATAAGCCGTGTCCCAGTTGCTCTGACTTGTTGTTGTCGGCAGGGAATAGCCGGCAGAAAAAGACAAGGCCAGAGTGCCAGAAGTTGTGACCGGGTTATTGGCAATTGCAAACCCTGTCGGCACGCTCATGTCCACCGAGGTCACGGTGCCGCTGCCGCCGGCCGTGAAAGTAACATTATTGGCGGAGCTGTTTACAGCCAGGAACTTGTTGGCATTGCCGGTATAAGACAGCGCAGAAATATCAGCAATAATCCCAACGCCGCTAACCGCTCCTGCCACGGTATTAACGTCAGCTATATTGTTAGCCACCGTTGTTACGTTAGACGATACACCCGCCACGGTCGTCACATTGGCGCTGATGCCTGCGACGGTTGTTATGTTTGCGCTGATTCCGGCTACCGTGCCAATGTTAGTCAGATTGGCAGCCACATCAGTCACATCGCCGTCAGTCCCTAGTTGCGCTGCAACAGAGTTTACAGATGCGATGTTGTCGCCAACCGTTTGCACCGTAGCAATGTTGTCAGCCACCACGGCAATCTCAGACACAGCTTCGTTCAAGTCATTGGCAACAGTAATGATCTCGGCAATGTCAGAAGCGGCTGTGTTTACCGAAGCGATGTTGGCAGCTACCGTGTTGACATTTGCAATGTCAGTCGCCACCGTGCCAATGTCTGTGGCGTCACCCGCCACAGCGGTTACATCGGCAGATATGCCAGCCACCGTGGTCACATTGGCGGCCACGCCGGCGACAGTTGTGACATTGGCAGATATGCCCGCCACGGTTCCAATGGTGTCAGAGCCGGCCAGGTCTGCGGCCACAATGGTTACGTCGCCACCTGTGCCGACTTCTGCGGCCACAGCGTTGACGTTAGCGATTGCACCGCCTACTGCGTTGACATTGGCGATGTCGCCAGCTACGGCGTCAATGTTAGTCAGGTCGTTGTAGACCGCCACAATGTAGCCATCCGGCGTAGCTGCCGGAACGCCAGGCGCCGCATCTGCCACAGAGCCAAGGTCGTATGCCCACCCCGTTCCAGCCAGGTCATCGCCAATGACTTGAATCTGCGTGGTCTTGGTGGCCAGCGAGTTAATGTCTGCGCTGTCACCGGCTACGGTTGTCACGTTTGCTGATATGCCGGCGACTGTTGTGATGTCAGCGGATATCGCGCCAAGCGTTGCAATCTCATCTTCAAGCCCGGCAATCGCAGTTACATCCACCACAGACACGCCGACGTCTGGGTCGCCGTTGACATCAAACGCCATGTACTTGCCAGCGCGGTCAGCCTTGCGCGGCAAAGTCATGTCGATGGTAAGCGGGTCAGTCTCCGGGGCGCGCAGAGCTCGGCTTATGCCCTCAGCGTTTTGCTGGGCAAAAATGGTGAGCGAGTCCAGCTCTTCGTTTAGCGATGACGCAAACAGATCGCCACCAGTCTGGAACTCAGTCGTGCGCTGGATTGTCCTGTCGCCGACAATTGAAATCTGGCTGGCCCCAGTCGGGGTGGCGGTCAGGGTAACCGAGCCTGTACCGTTTGAGTTAATGCTGACCGTATAGTCAGTAGTCAGAGTCAGTAGCGTGTCATCACGGTATACGGCGATATCGGTCTGAGACAGAATCTCAAACGTGAACGCATAGGGTCCAACACCGGAGGCGGTATAGACCACCCGGCGCGGGACGTTGGAAATGTCAATATCTGGCATGGTGTATTCCTATGCGAAATTTAATGGTTATCGCCGATATCTACCAATATCTTTTTGCTGGTCTTCAATATCTTTGATGGCCATGGCAAGGTCTGGGTCTTCAAGAATCAAGCGCTCTCTGGCCACCGAGTAGGCATCAGATATCTCTTTGGAGATAAGGGTTTGGACGGCGGCCATATCCCGAGCTGCCAGGCGTTTGATGTCCGGGCTCTTGCCAAGGTCGTCGACTCGTTTGGCCAGTCTGCCGTCATCGGTTGCAATCTCAATTAGCCGGTTATATTGCGGTGCGGAAAGTTCTACGCCTTTGATCTTCCGGTCTGGCCTGTACTGCGGGACGCCGTATTCAATCAGAGTGGCGTAAGACGGAACAAAACTGCCGTCTGCGCGCTTAAACGGGTTGAATAGCTCGTAAAAATTGCCCTTGCCGTTTTTCTTTACCTCGCCTGTCAGCGGGTCCAGAAGCGGCGGCAGGCTGTCTGACAATCCCGGGGTGCGGCTCTTGATGTAACCGACTGCCTCCCAGAATCCCTTGCCTGCGCCGGCCAACGGATCGACCTCTTCTGGCGACAGAGAGACCATGACGTTGCTACGCTCAGGGTTTACATACCGTTCAACCGCGGCCACCAGGGATGAGTGCGTGCCAGTCACCGGAACCGCGCCGGCGGCAAAGGACGTCACCTGTTTGCTGACCCGGCTCATCACGTTATACAAAAATGTCGGGGCGTCTTTTGACCCTGCGCTAAAAACCTTCTGGATTTCGCCAAAACCCTGGAGCATTGGCTGATCGGACAAGTACTGGTAAACACCTAGCGTCCCGCCCATCATCAGTTTGCTCATGTCGGCTTCGCCAGCCGTGGTCATGGAGTACTCACCAGCGGTCGCCCCGATGGATAGCAGCGTCCCCAGCGGCTCCAAACCGGCGTAGGATATGTAGACCTTATCCGGCCCCACGGAAACGGTTGTAATGCCCTTAAATCGCTCGATCTCTTCTGGGCTGATGTCGGACTTATTGAAGACAAATGAGAACTCTTGCCATCCGGTAGACTTAAGTCCTTCGCGGTCTTCCATCCGAAATGGTCCGTAGCCAGTCACCTTGCCTTCCAAGGCAGATGTCCCGACTGCGGTAATAATTCCACCGCCAAGGGTTACCCGAGCCATAGCCATATCCCGGCGGATGCCGCCTGCGTTATAGTCAGCCCAAAAGCGCGGGCTGGCAAAGTTTAATCCAGGCGTGCGGCTCATGGCTTCCAAGGCGATATTGGTCGGCGTGCGCACAAACGGCACGAACATTTTGAGCAACGGGTTTTGCAGGGTCTTCTGGATTCCTTGCAGGCTGGGTTCAAGCTCGCGGGTAAATGTAGTGGTACGCGCTACACCCTTGGCTGCGGCTTCAATATCTGCCGGAGTGTTGATCAGCACTTGCTCCATAAATGCCGATGCCTGCTTGGCGGCGTCTTCTGGCAGGACCCCGGCTTCCACTAGGCGCTTGTACTCGGCATTGCCGGCGCGAGTAGCCAGAGCGTTAAGTTCCATGCGATATGACATGGCTTTGAAAAACTCGTCCTCAGCCATCAGCGCACGGCCGGGCAGCTCAACAAACTTACCGTAGTAGCGTATGGCGCCACTAACAGCCTTGCCTGTCTCAGAGTCGCCAAAGTTAATATCAAATGGGTCTGGTCTGCCGCGGACAGTTTCAATCTTGGTAAACGGATCTGTCGCCTCGTTTTTCTTAAACGCAGTCCAGGCAATCTCAGCTCCCTCGCGGATACCCTGAATCATGCCGAGAGCTTGGGCATACACCTCATTGGACTGGATGGCATCCTCGCCACCAAATACGGCATTGCGAACCTTGCCAAAAGCTGCGCCGACCATGCGCTCAGGGATCTGATACGCACCGAAGAACATATTGCCGGCGATATTCTTGGCGTGCGAGATCGGGCTAGACAGCAGACCGTTGATCCAGCTTGTCATGGTGATATCTAGGAACCGGCTAGACCAGCCCTTAATGTCATTGGTATACCCACGCTCTGCCATGTCGGCGCGAGCTGCACGGGTATCCAGAGCGGTGTAGCGTCTGGCCACGTCAAATGCGTTGTCAATGCCGCCGGCCTCGGTGAGGATGGCGTCCAGCATGGCGCCACGCTCTGCGGTCGCGGTCCGAGCCTGGGAGAAAATACCAAGCGTGCGGGCAATGTCAGCTTGTCTGCCTTTGGCGGCTTTGAGCAATGCGCCTTCCAGGGCCAATGCCTGTTGGAACTCAACGGCCAGCTCAGATGTCAGATTGCCGGACAGTTTGGCTTGCTTGACTTTCTCGCCCAGATCAAATGCGCGTCTGCCGGCATCTGTGATGGCCAGCAACATCTTGTAAGCCTGGCCAGCGTTAGCTTCGGTTACCGCATTGGGGTTGATAATCCGAGCTAGGAAAGCCTCGTCATAACCCTCTTCGGATGCCTTAGTCGCAATGTCTTTATATGACACCCGTTCTAGCTTGTCTGCACCGTAGACGCGGGCAGTCGCGTCAATAAATTGCTTAAGACCGTTCTCGTCTTTAATCTGGTCTAGGTTAAACGCAGTCTCCGGAGGTTTGCCTACTATCGGCACCTCTGGCGGCACATTAGCCATCTGCTGCTCAACCTTTTGCACTACCTCTTGCGGAGCATCAGGAATAACTTGATACGGTCCTACGGTCCCTTCTGGGGCTTTTGGAGCTTTCTTGGTAGGCTTTTTAATTGCGCCTTTGACCAGACCAAGCGGCAAGCCAGCTACATTGACCGGCTCAAACGCCGGCTCATCTACGGTGTACTCAATCGGAGATGGCAACGATTCTGAAGGCTGAGTATTTTGGATATCAACCACATCCTTTTGGACGGCACTTAATTCGTCCAGCCGTTGATCAAGCGGTTGCATTGCCATTATTTAGCCCCTGTTGCTTTCTTAACTGCGCGTGCTGCTTTCTTGGCGCCTTTGATGTATCCACCCGGAGCGGCAAACTCGCCAACAGTCTCGGCAGGCGACTCGCCGGTACCGGCTTTAAGCCCGGCCTCATCTAAAAACTTCTTGATGTCTTCGGTTGTCGGCAGGCCAGTCTTGGACTCAAGCCCTGCCACAAACGCATCCAGATCACCGCCGGACCTACCGAGCTCATACACTCCGCGGGCAAGGGCAATCAGGTCGCCAGGCAATCCGACAAAGCCCTGAGCTGCGCCTTTTGTCGCAGCGCCCACAGTCTCAGCCACGGCGCCCATGGCAGGCTCTAAGCTGACGCCAGTCGGGTAAGGTTTGCCTGTGCGCGGGTTGACCGCCTGCTGGGTGGGCTCAGGCGCAATCCGCAGATCAGCGGCTAACGCATCCAGAAAAGCGTTTTCTAGCGTGTTCATTGGTTTGCCTTAATTGAGTCGATCAGACGCAAGATCCGCTTACGGGCATCTGCGTTGCTAACGCCGGCACGCTTAAGCGACTCGTCTGTGTAATCTTCTTTATATTGCAAGCCTTCTGTCTCAAGCCGTTTTTTAAGCGAGGCTCTGTCATCAGCCAGTTTCTTAAGGTCTTCCTGTTGCTGGCGTGCGCCCACCAAAGCCTGAGCTCTGCCAAAGGCGTCAAACGGTTTGCCCTGTGCGCGGGCTTCTTGCTCTTCGGCAAGCAATTGATTTGTGACCTCTGCCTTGCGCACATTGCCTGCACGAGTTGACGGATCGTTTGGATTTGGAACAAAGGCATTGATGATAAATTCCTTGGCTCTGGCAATGTCTGGCCGATCGGTTTTGTCGATCAGATTAAATAGTTCATTGCGCTGCTTGAGCGAAATGCGGCCGGCAGTAAATAGGCTGTTGGCTTCTTCAAGACCCATGGTCCCTTGCCTAGCCTTAAACTCCAGCGCACCAAAATAATTGTCTGGAGCGCCCGGAATGTTGCCTTCCCTAATCTGACGCAATTCTTCCCGGCCAGGAATATACCCGCGGTTAGCCATGCGCTTTAACAGCTCATCGCCGCCAATGGTGCCTTTGTAAAACAGATTGTAGTCGGCGTAATTCTCTGCGCGGTTGCGTTCAGTAGACAGTTTGTTATCACGGTCAATGACCTGTAAATCATCGGCTTGGCGCTTTAGCATGGACTGGATAACCGTGTCCTTTTGTCCTTCGTCCAGCTGTGCCCATAACGGTGAGTATTTGCCGGCATCGCCTGATCGCAATTTTGCGATAGCGTCAGACGGCCGGGCGGCAAAGTCCGGGGTGACAAAATAATTTGTCATTGAGGAATTGCGCGCTGCAATACGAGCCTTTTCAAAATCTTCCATTTTGGCTGGAAGAGTTGACGGGTTTTGCGAGGCCAGCGAAAAAGCAATGTTGCGCGCACCGGCTTCGTATTGTGCCATCAGCGTTGGGTCTGTCTCTGCCGAGTACATGGTCTCCATGTTGCGGCGCAAGGTGCTGATGGTTTCGTTGGTCTTGGTGTCTACTTGCGATCCATAAGCCTTGACCAAAATGTCTGAGCTCTTTTTAAGTAGCACATTGCCGCCGTTAGAAATTGACCGCATCAGGCCATTGGCTTGCTCTGGGTCAATCTGAGCCAGGCCGCGGGCCATGCCCTGCAATGACTTCACCCGGTTTTGGATGTCATCAAAATTTGATAGCTGGCCAGTCTCGACTTGAATGTCTAGCTTATTAAGTTCCTTCTGGACCTCGGATTCCAAGTCCGCCCTGAGCTGAATGCCAAGGATGCGGTTTTCTTCCTTGCGGCGCCTTTCCACTTCGCCAAAGGCAAACTGGGAAATGCGCTCTAGGTTTTCAGAAATAGACTGAGATGCCCTAGTCTGCTCTTTAATGTTGGCAAAGTCTAAGCGCGGCACATCTGCCGAGATAATTCCTGCTTCTTGGAATGTAGGTAGGCGTGCCATGTTTATCAACCGCTATAAATTGAACTGTCTTTGACTGGGGCTGGCTCTTGCGTGCCAGGCGCGCCTTTGCTTGCCGTTCCCGCAGCCATGCCAAGTTTTGCAACGGCATTAAATATGCCTTGCTGGTATGCAGTTTTTCCAGCCTGCTCGTACAGTATTGATTGCAATTGACCGCCGCGCAGAGCTGCGTCTGCATCAGCCAGTAGGATTTTGTACTCACGCCCAGCTCTGGTTTCATTGGAGGCCCGCACAATGTCTGGAGACCCGCTAAACGGATCTACGCCACCGGCATACGCCCGGGCAGCCAGAGCTGCGTTTGTGGTGCGCAGTCGGCGCAAGAGGTCGTTAGAACGCTGTTCGTATTGAATCGCCCTGCGCTCGCCTTCAACCGTGGCCTGCTTGGCTTGTAAGTTGTATTGGGCTCTTTGTGAGACACCGGCCTGGTAGGAACCGTATGCGCTTACAAGTGCCGCTGCTACTGCTACTGCTTGCATATTATGTCCCCTGGTGTACTGACACTTTGTATTCCATGCCAAGCAGGATCAGCTTTAATGGCTCATCTTGCTCGATGGTAATCTTGCCTTCTTGGGTATAACCCAGCAGCCCGTGAACCGTCTTGGTGCCTGTAAACGGCGTGATCGGGTTATCCAGAAGGCTGACGTTGTAAGCCCGGAATGGAATCTCAACGCCGTTAATCTTCATGTATTGGCTGTCTTTAACCAGCGCGTTTACTTCAACAATCCGCTTACGGAACCCAAGACGCGAGCCAGATGACAGCTTTAGTTCAACCGGCATGGTTACCATCTTGACGTTGTAATTTAGACCCACTTGAAATGACGTGGTGCTGGACCGCGGGAAGGTTACTGTCCCGCCAGCCGGCACGGTCTGGTTGTTTTGCAACGCACCATCAAGAATCACCTCGACAGACTTGCCGACCAAGTGAGACATGGACGTGGATGCCGCGGCACCGCCAGTCTTGCAAGAATCGGTCTCTACGGACTCGCTGAATATCTCGACAAAGTATTCCGTAGTCGTACCAATGATCCGCTCAACGACCGTATAAATGGTCGTAATGTCCACGCCCACATCAACGTATTCGCCGTCTGTAATCCACTCGGATGGGGCAATGACATTCTGTGCGCGCAGAAGCGAAAACACAGCCATTGTGCCGTCTGTGCCATTGGTGATCAGCAACAGGTCATTCTCGTCGGTTGCTACTGACCGGCGAAGCGCCATTCGTGTCGGCCCTTTTAGCAGATGGCCGGCCAGTAACGAGATCTTGGACGACACATAAGTGGCTTGTGTATCCGTAAATGCAAACTCATTGAGCGACTTGCCCTGGCGCTGCAAGAATAGCGTGCCACTTTCCAATTGTTGCACCCGCACACCTTCTTGCGATCCATTGCGGGTAACGGCTTTTAGGAAAAAGTTGGTCGGCGTGATTGGCTCAAGACCTTCCTGCGGACAGTAGAACTCACCGCCGGTCGTAAAGATTTGCAAGTCTCGACCTGACGCAATGTCGGTGACAGCGTTAAATGTATTGGTATCTAGCGTGGCCTCGACCGCATCGTCATCAAGACCCTCGGTTGCCTCAAAGTCAAAAAATAATCCGACCTTGGAGCCCCAGATAGTTGACGGTCTGGACTTGGAGCCGCCAAAGTAAAGTCTGCCCTCATGGAAGGTTACCGATCGTGGCCAGCCTTTGCCTGATGACCATACATCCTCGTAGCCAGTCTCAAGTTCCCAGTCTCCAGAAGCGATTGCCGTGGTGTTAAAAAACGGGAACTCAACAATAGCCTGCACCACAGTTCCGCTTGTGTACTGCACAATTTTGGCTCGGCCTTGCGGGCTGGCGTTGATGTATTGGCCAACAGATGCCGCGCTAAACGGCGTGCCGGTTGAGGCTGTCAGAGTCACCTTGCCGGACACAGCAGATGGCGTAAGCGTGCCGGCTGGCTCGCTTGCCGCAAGCGTGAAGGCGTACTTAGGAATTGAGTCAAAAGCCAGCGCCGTGGCGGTCCAGTCTGCGTCTGATGCGCCGCGGACAATTTTGACCGGGTTAATGTCCGGATGGCAGACAATCAGCGTGTCAGCCGATTGCGTCCAAGTGATGCGGCCAAGGCGTGCGCCAGTTAAACCGACCGAGCTGGTGCTCAGGTAATCCAAAGTTCCGCCATTTATATCAAGGACTTGCGCGCTATTTTTGAATATGTGCATCCGGTTGTGGGTAAAACACAACATATAGCTGTCGGATGTTGAGAACTCAAACGGCACCAGTCTGACGCCATTGGCGGCGGAGTCATTGCCCGTGTTTGGCAGGCTCATAACGTACTTGGAACCAGGCCGGCGCCGAGCTCCACCCTGCGGCTGGATCACCACGTTTGTGGCCTCTTCCAGCGCATTGCTGTAAGCCTGCAAGTCCACGCGAGCCCGCAGAAGCGGATCAAGCTCGCCTGTGGAAAAGTTAGTCTGAACGGTTACAAACCGGGCCATCAGAATCTCACAGCTATCAGCGGGAAGTCTTCAATTACAAAGTTTGGCTGGCCCTGTCCGTCCATGTTCATTGCAATCCTTGTGTACCCGCCGCGGCCATTCTGATCTGGCGAGCCAACGGCTACACCTTGCCAATACTGAGCCTTCTCGGTCTGGTCGGTAATGGGCATGGCCAGATGCCAAGCCATCATGTACTTCATAAGCTGCACGAAGTAGACCGGCATTTCAAACTCTTGGACGTCATACGGATAGTCAATAAAGATCGTCTCTTCATTTGTCATCAGTTTGTCGCCAAAAATGCGGTAATCCCGAATGGTCGGGGAGCCCGGGGTGGCGCTGACCATAACCATCCTGGGCGGTCCAATGCGGTCGCCAGGCAGTTGGAATTGGTATTTGTACTCGGTCGTTGGGTTAGTCAGCAGTTTGGATATCTGACTCTTTTTGTAAACAAACGACCAAGGGTAAATGAGAAGCGTTTGCTTTTTGACATCCTGATACAAGGCATCGGATACGTTAGCCTCGTCTGTACCCTCACTAAATGACGATATCGCCTTGGCTCCGAGCATTTGGAGGGCATCTGAGCAGATTGATAATGCGGTGTCACCGGCAGCCATAGTAAACCCTCGCGTTGCTTTTCCCGTATTTTAATGATATCGCTTGATTTGGACAAGATTTTATGGTGGCCCACCTAGCATTTTCTTGGTATTGCCGGCCATTGAGTAGATTCCTTGGGTCTTGCCTTCGTCCATGTGCGCTTTCAAAAGCCTAAGCCAGTTCTCGACCTGGCCATCATTGGCATAAGTTTTGCCGCATTGGTACACATTTGGGTAGCCAGTCACATAGGTTTTGTTGTCATGGGACAGATTGATGCCGGCCATAATCACTTCGTCAAAGCCCATGCCGTGCCGAGCCCATAGCGCGCCCGCTATGCCGCTAGAGCCCTTAACGTAGTCTAGGTTAGGCCAGACGTAATCAATGGCCGCATAGGCTTCCCTAGAGTGCGGAATGAACCATGTAGTGCCAAGAGGCGAATGGATCAGCCTTGGCCTGGCATGGATGTAGATTTTCCTGCCGGCAGCCTCTTTGATTTTTAGTGTCATTTCGCCGTGCTGGGTCCAGACGTGCTTAATGTCAGGCACTATGCTGGCTGCGTATTTAACGCCAAGTATGGTGGCGTCCGGTCGGAGTTTGCGGGCCTCGGCCAGCTCCTCCAAAAGAGAAGGGGCCGCACCACAGATAATGGCGCAGCCCCTATGCTTGCTAGGGTAAACCCTATCCAATTAGTCGCTGTCTACGGTTCCGACAGTCGTCACGTTGGTTACGTCAACCACGCCGCCGGAGTTGCTGTTCACCACAACAAAACCGAAAGCAGGGGTCGAGTCAGCAGCCGAGTGAACATAAATGAGATCGCCGACCTTGAGGATCGAGGATGCGTCATCAAAGTAGCCCGAACCATCAACGGCCGTAACGGCGTCATTGGTACGGTATGTCCACATTTGCGGTGCATTGCCGGCCTTTGAGCCAGCTACGAGCATTAAGCCTACTACTGAATATGCCATGTTAATTCTCCTTAGGCGTCAGAAGTTTGGACTTCGACAATACCCTCAGCGTCGATGGCAATTGCACCGGCCGAGAACACAGCATTGACCAGCCAGCTAGTCTTCTCGGGGATGTAATTGATCTCGGTGCGGGGAGCGATGCCCTCGGCATAACCGATTGCGTCACGGTGGAAGGCCCACAGTTTGCGCTCGGAAGATGCGATTGCCAGGCCACCCTCGTCGCGGTCGCCGATGGTATGGAAGGTGAATCCCAGGAAGGTGTTTAGCTCACCAGAAACCAGGGCGCGGACTGTGTTGAAATCAGCCGAGGTGACGGCAGTCTCAGACAGCAGATTGGACAAGCTGTTTGCATGGATAATGATGTGACGGTTATCCATCGGGACGTTGTTCTTGTCCAGAGCCTTTTTGGCTGCACGCAGTTTAGCCACGTTCAGGCCGGTGTCGGTGCCACCCTCGTCTTCGGTCACCACGTTGCTGGTGCTAGAAGCAGCCAGAGCGTTGATGATGAGCTGGTCTTGGCGACGGCCGATAGCGTTAGCAACAACCTTAACGAGCTCAGAACGCTCGTCAAAATTGACCTTAGCCTGATTGAAGATGTCGCTGTACTCAGCAGCGTTCCAGTCGGTCAGCGTGCAAGTAACAGTCGAGAATCCGACGTTCATGGGGGTAACATCCGACTGGGGAACCCGAGCCGTAGCAATACCCTTACCCACTTTAGGGAATTTAACAGTTGAGCCTTCAACACCCCGACGCTGACGAACAGCAGGAACCAATTGGGCAACGCCCTGGTAAGCCTGTTTAACCTCAGCATCAAAGAGCGTTACAAAGGCGTTTGACAACGAAATAGCCATTTGAATCTCCTTGAAAGTTAAAAAGTTTCGTCGCTTCGGTTAGCCGCTAATGCGGGCCTACTGCTTGCGCCTTACGGACGCCAGTCGCCTGATCCCAGGTGGACAAGGGCCGAGATATCGGTATGCCTTACCGAGATTTGTAACGGTTTTGATTCTCATTTGCAAGAGGGTAAAAAAAACCCCCGACCAAGAGGATTGGCCAGGGGTGTTCAAGCCACGAAGGAGCGTGGAGGAGGAGAACTTAACCGAAGTGTTGCGAGAACATCTTTTCGACCTTGGCCCGGTAAGCCGCGTCGGTTTGGTACTTTGGATCGCCGACCATGGCAAAGAGTTCATCTTTGGACATGGCGCCGTCTACCGGGGCTGACTGGGTAGGTATTTTAATGTTTTCGTAGGACTCGCGCAGTTTGAGCATCATCCGCAGGCCCTTGGCCGAGCCGGCGGCGTACTTAAATTCCTCAAAGTCGTCCTTTGAGAAGATACCCTTACGGACTAACCCTGATGCCCAGTCGGTTGCTGACTTGATCATGGCGTCAGCATTTGGACCTAGAGCTCGCTTTTCCTGCTCGACCGTCATGCGCGTCTGCTCTTGCTGGTCGCCGGCCATGGCCATGTAATCTCCGACCAGCTTGTCCAAGGCCGCCTGGCTTACGCCGTATTCCTGCGCCCAGCCCAGGACCGTAGTCCGTAGCGGGTCGTCGTCTGGCGTGTCACCAAAGGCACTTGTATCGTACTTGCCATCTGCCGGCGCCTTGTGTTTGCCCTGGCTGATCTGTTTGCGCAGATCCATCCATGACTTAGCGATTCCTTCCAGATCTGGGGACGAATCGTCCTTTTTCCAGAAGTTTTCTGGCCACCAGTCGGGACGCTCTAACGGCTCGTCGTCATCCTCCTTAGGTGCCAGATGTTCCATCTGACTGCTAGTTGTATCTTCCCGCTGGCCTTCCTCGGCTATTGTTGCACCGTCGAGTAGGCCAGCTTCTTGGCTTTCGCCTTGAGCGCCGGGCTCTTGTGCTTGGGTTTCCATTACGGGGTCCTTGCTTTAATTAGCCGCATCATAAGATCGCGCACTACGCTGTTTTGACCTTCACGGTAATAGGCGTAGCTCGCATCAGAACCCGGCACGGCAACGGGCTGATCTAGGTAAGCTGAGTCCAGCCACTTCAAAAGTTTCTGGCCTTCTTCTGAGCCAAAGACACGAAGGCAGAGCTTATTCAAGTCATCTGCCTTGGTCATGGCGTCGCGGTTGTCTAGCTGTACTGCCTCCAGGTCATCCCATCCTCCTGCCATTAGGCGGCACCTCCGACTACCTGGGCGGCCATTTCAGGATTGGCCTCGGCTAACTGGGTGGCCATCTGGTCAGCTTCCTGTTTCATAAGGTCACGCTCTTCCGGGCTAGTCCGTAGTCGCTGCGGGATGCCCAGCTTCTCAGCAATGTAGTCCAGCATTTCGCCGGTCTTGACTGCCATCTGGCCTTCCGGCCCAGCCTGAGCTGCGATCTGAGCGTATTGCAGGATGTTGTTGACCTCTTCCATGCTCTGAGCCATGGCAAGCGGAGCCACGGCTGAGACGCGGACCTCAAGACCGTTGACGCGCAAAGGCAGATCAATCAAGCCGCGGTCGTCCATGACTTGCAGGATCTTAGATACCAGCGGAATCATGGTCTCGTTAATCAGGCGACCAAACGCAGAACCTAAATTCTGCGCCAGCTCCTTCATGCGTTCAACGACCTCTGTCGCAGAGCGCGCAGACATATTGTCTGGAGGGAGGCTTTCGTCGAGTAGAATCCGTTTGATATTCTGCCGTAGATCGTTGATGACGATTTGCGATACGTTGAAATCACCAGAACGCGGCAGAGCTCTGAGCGATTCGCCCTGCGGGCCCCCGTTACGAGCGACCGGAATAATCGCTCCCGGGACAATTTTGATCGTGTTGGGATTAAGTACCCCGTCGTCCGCCGCTGTGTAGACACCAGCAATAGCAAGGCTGGCGTTTTTAAGTAGTAGCTCAAGGGTCTTGTTAAGCGTCTTGACATCAGGAAGCGCGGTAATAAGCGGCCCTCGTCCATAGATTTCTCCTGCCACCTTCATGTAGCGCGACACCACCCAAGGACTGATCTTCATTTTGCGGAAGACAATCTCAGTCTTGGATTCCTTGTGGATCACATAGTACGAATAGTCGCCACGCTTGTTATCAAAAATTGTAGCCTCAATGAGCTCGACGTCTTCGGTCGGCTTGTCCTTGACCAGGCGAGCCAAAGTGCCTTCGATGTTGGCGTCCGGCCATTGGCGCTGCACGGCCTCAGCCTTAATCCGCATCCGGCGATAGACGTTATCCACCTGGCCATTGGCGCCTTCTTCAAACGCCACCAAGTATTGCGGCACCGGGATAAAGTTAATTGGGTTTAGGTCATCGCCAGGCTGAACCATCATAACGGCCGTGCCGACAGACAAGTCCAGCAGGAATTCGCCCATAGCGATGTCAAAGTTTGACTGTTTTAGCGTGGCAAAGAGCTTCTCGTTATAGACATCCAGAGCTGCCTGAGCTTCGGCTTTGCGGTCGTCAGGAATGTCCGGACCCGGCTCTAGGCGGCACCACTTGCGCTGCGGCGGAAAGATTCCGGATTGCAGGCGATTTGCAAAACGCTGGACAGAATTGATTGCGGTCGAGTCAAAGACCCGATTCATTTTCTTGGCGCCGCCTACCTTGCCTTCCCAGTAGCCGTCGTACAGATTTCGTTGCGGGAGCGCAAACTCATAGGCGTCTTCGTACAGATCGCGGAAGTCATCTTTCTTCCGCAATGCAAGGTCATGCCGCTTGAGGACGTCCTCAGCCTTTAGTCTTTCTGCCATTGCTAGTCCTTTTTGTGCTTTGCTGCAAAGGAGCGCGCCGCTTCTTTGCTACCGAAACCCCAGGCTTTGAGGGCGAGTTTGAGGCGGGTGGGTCTTCCTTTTTCGTCCGTGAGCGGCCCAGCCATGCCGCCAAACCGCGCAGCAAAGCTAACACGCCGCGGGTTCGTTCCAGACTTAACTGGCTCCCTGAGATTTCCACCTTCCTTGCTTTCGAAGTGCCGTCTGCCCGCTTCATTTAATCCCCCTTCCGGGTTTTGATGTTTCTTCTGTACCATTACTCGTACCACTCAATCATCAAGTGAGCCATGTGCGCTTGGCCACTTCTGTTTGTTAGCCTAAATAAATAAGTTGTCAGAGGCGCTAAAACATATTGAAACGAAAATGCAGCAGCTCCACCAGCCTGACCGCCAGACCCACCGGCAAGGAACTCTCCGGTCAAAGCCGTTCCGGTAGTAGTGACTGCTGGGTTGACAAGTATTGCGCTTGAGCTCGTATTGGTTGATGACCTATAACGATTGATGGCTGTAAATGATGTGCCACCAGTTACCGTTGCATTTTCAAAAATAGTGAATTCCGCATCCCCGCCGCAGTTAACATCAAACACTAGGTGAGGATATTTTCCAGTAGCCCAAGCAACAGCAATGTCAATAGACGCATTGTCAGCCAGTTGATTTGCGTCGCCATTTAAGTAGTAAGCATAGAAGGCTCGGCCTTCGTGCAACCTGACATGGTTAACGTCAGCAACCACAAATGGCTTTTCAGATCCAGCTACAACCTGGTTGCCATCTTTGTCAATAAATGTTGACGTAACAAATCTTGACTTTGTATTGTCAGATTCTCGCTGAACAATAATAGCCATTAGCTCTCATCATCCTCATCTAAGTGCATAGCTTTTTTCAAGTCCATGTCACTTGCTTTTTTGCGGCCCTGTTCTTTGGCTAGCATCTTGGCTACTTTTTTGTGAAACGCCGTAGGCTTGCGCGGCATCTCATCTTCATCTTCTTCGCCCAGGTATATTTCAATACTCATTATTTAGCCTTTGGCTTCATGGCTGTTTTGGCAGCCTGCTTAAAAGCCTCTTCTGTCGGCGCTCCTTTGGAGCCAGGCTTGCGCATTTTCTCGCCAGATCCCTCAGCTATGCGCTCACGCTTTTTGTGGATGTTGGCGTAAAGACCGGGCTTCATTTGTACCCTCCTGCCTTACGGCCTTGGGACATAGCGATTGCTACGGCTTGCTCGCGGCTTTTGACAACCGGACCACCCTTGCCGGAGTGCAAGGTTCCAGCCTTGTACTCGCGCATCACCTTTTCAACCTTCTTTTGCATCTTGTCTTTATTCGGCATGATGGCTCCTTACATTGGTCCTGTGCCAAGGGTTGACTGACCGACGCCCTCTTCTGGATTTAGGCGAGCCTCAGACAAAAGTGCGCGACCGCGGCGACGCGACCGGCGCTTTGCAGCCTGCTCATCTTTTACAAAATCGGCAGCTGGTCTTGTTGGCATTTTGTCATTAGCCAATGGCGCTCCGCCTGGCTTTGTTTCTGCTGCCGGAGCCGCCGGTTGTGGAGAAGGGCGGCGGCTAATGCCAAGCGCCTGCCCAGTTTTTTGCACTCCAGTTTCTACCGCTCTAACTACGCCGCCCATTATGCTGTCCTTTCTTGTTCAGCTGCACCAAATGTCTGAACTCCCGTTTCGGGAGCCACCCTAGCCATGGAAAGCAACATCCGAGATCCGCCACGCTGGCGAGCCCGCTTGCGAGCTGTCTGTTGCTCTAGGATATCTCTGCGCTCTTCTTGAGCTTCTTCGCGGGCGCGGGTGTTTTCCTCGCGCTGCATCTGGATCTGCTGTTCAGCAGCCCGGTTATTTGGCTTCTTAAATAGTCCGCCCATCTATACCCTCGACATGAGTAAGTAATCCACACCGTCTGGGCCGTACTTGCGCATGACCGCTTCCTGCTGAAAGCCTATGGCCAATGCCCACTTCTCTGCCCGCTTATCCGTAGTTCTAATGGTTAATTGGATGCGATGCAATCCCATAGATATCGCGGCGATATCCATGACCCTCATGCCAATCCTGGTAAGGGTCATCGGTATGGATCTGACCTTGTCGTCTGGCACAAGCCAGGTCTCTGCTACGCCAGACCATATAGATACAAACCCGAATATGGCCACCGGCTGTAAGTTTAGGAAAGCCGTGACCGCCGGACCCATTTGTGACTGCATGGTCAGTAAATGCTCGACCTCTTCTGGTTTTGCCACCACCAGGACTTCTTCGGACTTGACCTCAATGCGCCGGACATGAACCGGCGAGAACGGCATGAAAAACAAACCGCGGCGCTTATTGGCCTGGTTTAGCTTTTCAGCGAGAACCGAAGACGTCAAAGTCGGCATTGACTACCGTCTGGGCGACCATGGTGTTGGCTGACAGCCCGCTCTTGGTCATGCGCTTATGCTCGCCACCGCCAAGCAACAGGTAGCCAAAGGCGTCGCCAACGTGCGAGTGCTCGTTCTTATTTGGTGCATCGCGGAATCTTTCCTGCCCGGCACCGACTGAGATACGCTTAAAATGATACCCGCCGGCTAGCGCCTTCCGGAGGAGCTTGCATTGCCT